CTTCATCGGAAAATCTCAGGCATGGTTAGAGGCAGAGCTTGCAAAAGCTCAGGCTGATTTTGCGGCTGGCAAAACGACAACCAGCGTTTCAGCTGGCGATGCGTCCAGCGGCAAGCAATCCATGATGAGCCTAGAAAGGCGCATTCAGCAAATTCTGAAGGCGTTGTTTTTGTTGGACCCTGTTACTTACCCGGCGGCAGATGTCATTCCAAACCGGATGACGCGAGCTAGTTTTTAATGTCTAAAGCCTATCGTATAATTGACCGCAGAGGGTCCGGGAGTCAGCCTGCAAGAAGGTTTTTAGCGCAGACAAATAACCTCTATCCAGCGGCGACGCCTAACACGGATCGGCGCAGTGTCCCTAGCCTGGATTATGACGGCTATAATCTAGTCACTCCACAAGGGCGCAAAAACCTCCTGACATCCGGGCGTCGTTTGATGGCGTCCAACTCAGTTGTCAGAGGCGCAGTCAATGACATGGTGAGGCTTTCAGCTTCAAATTATCGCCTGCATTTTTTCACCTCGGACGACGACTGGAATAAGGCGGCTGAGGATTTGATCCTTGGGCATGACATGATCTGCGATAGTCGTGGGCCTGGGTACTCGATGCGGACTATCACAGAGTTTCTCGCAAAGGGTCCGACTGTTGACGGTGATGTGGGTGTGATAAAATACTTCACGCCGTCAGGCTACCCGATGTTTCAAGTCGTACCTTCCCACCGCATTAACTCTCCTTCCGGCATCGGTAGCGGCGAGATGGTTGGCGGGCGTTATGCAGGGATGCGCTACATCGACGGCGTTGTAGTCAATGAGTATTTAAGGCCGATGGCTTACTTGGTCCAAATGGGATCTGATAACAGTTATTCGGCTGAGGTTGTTGCAATTCCGGCGGTGGACATGTTCATAAATTACGTCCCAGAATACCCCGACCAGGTGCGCGGTTTTTCTCAGTTGGGAGCATCAATTTTTGATTGGCAAGACGTGCAAGACACCCGGCGTTTTGATTTGATTGGCCGCAAGGCGCGAGCGAGCCGGGCAATGATTATCCACAACGAGACAGGCGAGGCTGACGAAACTCAGCGCATGTTGGATGGGTCAAGAGACATCACGGATAACCAGCTTGTTTCAATGTCTAAGGAGACGCTTGAGGGCGGAACAATCGAGTATTACAAGGCGTCAATCGGCGCGAAAATCGAATCCATCCCAGACGACCGACCAAGCACAAACGGGATGGAGTTTGACCGCACAATTACCCGTGACGCATTAGCTGGAATTGGCTGGTCTTACGACTTTGCGATTGATCCAACAAAGGCGGGCGGGGCACAGATGCGGGTTGTGATCGAGAAAGTGAATCGAACCATTGCTCACATCCAACGGACGCTAATCGAGCCAGCGCGGCGGTTAATGGATAACTGGCGGATCAATGTTTTTATGCAGCGCGGTGACCTTCCATTTAACGACGAGTGGATGAAATACCGATACCAGGTCCCGGCTAAATTGACGGCTGACGCGAAGTATCAAAGCCAGGTTGATATTACAGAGTATGCGGCAGGGTTCACAACCCACGAGCGCATAGCAGCCAACAGGTCAAGCAATTGGGAAGATGACCAAGACCAGAAAGCGCGGGAGATCAAGCGGGCCATGGGTCTTGCTGAAAGCATGGGAATCCCTGTTGAATACCTGCTTAGTGGTGTAGCAAACACAAACGTATTGACTCAAAGTTTAAATGCTCAAGCAAATTCAGAAAATAGCCAGTAACGAGGCTTGGTTAATGCGACCAGCTGAACACGCATCGATGATGAAAATCATTGAGCGGATGGAAGACATGCCAAGGCGTGAAGGCGTGGACGTCTGCGGTGAAGCTGTCGAGTTTCCAGGCATGAGGATTGAAGATGGTACTGCAATTATCCCTGTCAATGGCGTTGTGGTGCGCGGTGTTTCGATGGCTGAAAAGGTCAACGGGATTGTAACGGTCGAGGATCTTGAAAAAGACATCCGCTTTGCAATGGAATCCGGCGACATTAAGAGAGTTGTCTTAGACATCGACTCTCCTGGTGGCATGTACAACGGCACGCCAGAGATTGCGGATTTAATTGCTGAACTTGCTGAAGTAAAGCCGATGGCAGCTTTTACGAATGGCTTGATGGCTTCAGCGGCTTACTGGATTGGGGCGACGTCTGGACGGGTTTACATGAGCAAGAGCGCGGATGTCGGGTCCGTTGGAGTGGTGATGATGTGGCCGGACGTCTCGAAGGCGATGGAAGGTCGAGGCGTGAAGATCAAAGTGTTTTCCTCCGGAGCATACAAAGGAATGACTCCAGAGGTTGAGTTAACGGAAGAGCAAGACTCCTACTTGCAAAACCGGGTAGAGAAGTTGGCAAATGAATTTTACTCGCAGGTTAAAAGGGTGCGAGCGGGGGTTGATGAAAGCGCGTTCGACGGTCGAACTTTCCAGGCTGAGGAGGCCATGGAACTAGGGCTGGTTGACGGACTGGCGCGGAATGTAAACGAAGTCATTTCAATTATGAAGATTGAAGAACAAATGGCAGAGCTGGTCCAAAAGGTCGATCAGCTTGAAGCCAGGAATCAAAAGCTCGAAGCGGATCTTTCCGCGATGGGTGACCTTATCACTGAAGCATCGGAAACGAAGCCTGAGACAAAAGCTCAGGAATCATTGACCGCTGAACAGGTCCGAACGCTGATCGTTGAAAATGCGGACGCCAACAAAATTGACCAGGACGCACTCGCTGGAATGATCGCAAGCAAGATGATTGCTGCGACTGGGCAACCTGGGCCTGTGCCTCAAAACAATGGCAAAGAATTAACCCCGTCAGAGCGGACAGAAGCGCACTTTGCGAAGGTCGCTAGACAAATGAAAGGAATTGAATAATGAGTATGTTGACAATGCTTGATATTGCTCGCAGAGAAGCGAGCGACGATCTCGTTGGGATCATCGAAGATGTAACCACAAGCGCTCCGGAAATGAGCGTGCTGCCTGGTGATATTAGATCCGGGACATCCTACAAGATCGCGACGCGAACAGCGCAACCCGGAAGTTCTTTCGCTTCCGCTGGTGGCGGATGGACTCCTGCTGCCAGCTCTTACGCGAGCAAGTTGGTTCAGTTTTACAACTTCGGAACCGTGCTACACGTCCCTAAGTCCATCGCGATGGCTGATGAGAAAGGCGTTTCCGACGTTTTGCAATCCGAGGTTTTTGGGGCAATGCAAGGCGCAATGATTAACTTGGGTAGCCAGGTTTACGGCGGAACGACCGTTGACAGCTCTGGATTTCCGGGGCTTAAAGAAATCATTTCAGCGTTCAACGTGTCTGCTCTAACCATTGACGCAGGCGGAACCACTGCCGGAACCGGATCCAGCGTCTACATGGTCAATGCCGGAATCCAAGGCGTTAGAATGTGCTTCGGAATGGGATCAGCAATCACAATGAGCCCGTGGACCGAGCAACAAATCGTCGACCCGAACGCTTCCGGAAAATACATTCCGTCGTTTGTGTCTTCGCTGAATGCTTGGATCGGACTTCAAGCCGGTCATCCTTATTGCGTTGGGAGGATCAAGGATTTAACTGAGGATTCAGGCAAGGGTTTGACTTGGGCTTTGATGAGCAAGCTCTGGGCTGAGTTTCCAAAGATCATGCGTCCAACTCACGTGTTTATGAACCGCAGATCCGAACGCCAGCTGCGCGACAATACTACAGTAGTGGTAAACGCAGGACCTCAAGGCGGGCCAGCGTTGTCTATCCCAACATACGGCGCGAGCCTTGATGGGACAATGTGGGAAGGCGCGCGCATTGTCGTGACCGACTCCATCACAAGCACAGAAACTCTAACCTAAGGAGATTTGAATTATGGGAGTTTTTAACAGAAATATTGTTGACGACAACTTCAACGAAACGGATGTCGCCATGCCAAACGGCGCGGCGACTACATACAGCACAACAATCGACCTTGGAACCACTGGGTATAAAGGCGAAAATATAGAGCTGTTGATTTCCGTTCCAGCGTTCCCAGTCGGCGTGCAAGCCAACGGTGAAACGCTCACTGTTAACGTTGTGGCAGGGGCGGCAACAGATCCAACAACTGTAATTTTGGGATCTGTAATTGTCGCCACTGGAGCTGGTGGCGCGGGCTCTGCTGCTGCTGAAAAGCCGTTCAGGCTTCCATCTGACTGCCCTAGATACGTCCGTGTTCAGTTCGTAAACACGCTGGGCGACAAAAGCACATACGATGCAACGGTCGGTCTAAGGTTCTGAGATGTCCCTAATCAGCGACGAACTTGAATCACCGCTGGAAGAGCTGGAAGATGATCTTGGGTCTGCGACGTTTGTATTTAAAGGCGTCTCTTATCCCTGCATTTTCGGCACTGAGTCGCGAGGATCTGATCTTGAGTCCGGCGGATTTGTCCCGGATGCAAATGTCACGATCCTTGTTAGGCGATCTCAAATGCCGTCGGCTTTATCAGTTGATTCAACGCTCGTCACTGTGGACTCGACAGATTACACGGCGGACAATGACACGACGCCGCCACGGGCTGGGAACTCTGCGACATCGACAACTAACGGGACTCGGTCCTATCGGGTTGTTGATGTGCGGATCGTTCCTGGCGGCAGCCATTACGAGATCCTTTGTGTTGATATAAACCAATGAGCGCGAAAGTCATAAACCTAACCATTGAAAAACTGATCCGCGATTGGTTGAACGGTGAGGAATATACTTTTGCGCTCAATTTTTACACCGGGACCGACAGCGGGACTGGTGGCAATGATCCGGCAAGACAATTGCCTTGTTGCGTAGTGGAGTGCGAGTCAGCACAAGAGCGGATCAAAGGCGTTGGCCTTTACGACATCCAATGTTCTGTGACCGTAATACACTCAGCAGACGACACTTTACGGACATCGCATGAGATAGCGTGTGGCGAGGTTCTTGACTACCTAACAAATCAGGACGGGATTGATTTATTCAATCAAACGGTGGCGGCTCACATTTACGATATTTTCCCGGCACAGATCCAAACCGGGCGCGATGGAAGAAACTGGACAGCGACGATGTCACTGCAGATGGCGGCGAGCCTTTCAAATTTAGGCGTCTGATATGAAGCTCGACTTTGATACAACTGACTTTGATAAAACTTTCAAGCGCTACCTGAAAGTCAATCGTCGTGCGTCTGAGGAGCTTATCAACAAGAAAGCCATGCAATGTGCGGCGGTGGCGGTCAACAGAACTCCGGTTGCAGGCGGTGGCAAAACAGTAGCACAAGGAAGGCGATCAATCAGGCGCGAGCTGAAGCGGCCAAGGAACGATGGAAACGATAAAGGCCGTCAACGATGGAAGAACCTGGGCGAAGCGATCATCCAGCAAGCGAAGTTTAAGCGCACAGGCCGCTACTACTCGGACGCTGAATTAAAAACCGAGCTGGAAAAGTTAATCAATTTGAGATCCGACAAGGTCGGATTTTTGAAATCCG